TAATTGCCTTCGAATCCGCGGAACAGAACACCACGAAACTTATCTAGATCTACGGCATCTGTTACTGTGCCGAATGGTAGAGCTTTGGCTTCAGTAATAAACGGTTGAAATTCCAGCAATGGCTTGAGTAATTCGAAATCACTTTGTGTAAACCGACCTTTATGAGCAATATCTACTTCATCAAGACGGTATCCGTATAGGGAAACACAATGTTCAATGTTATTTAAAGCAACGTTAAATGTCCCTGCGCCCATCTTCTTTACAACAGATAATGAGTATATGAGGTCACCTAATGTTCCGCTATGTTTGTATGAAGTCATTGTTTACCTTGCAATTTCTACTGTGGCAGCAACAATCGATGGGATATCAAACATTCCGTTACAACGATAGTCGCCGTATTTACATTCAACTGAACTAACTGGACGGGTCTGAGTATCATAACAACCAACGCAATCAATTTGCGCCATGATTGGAATCACTTTGGCATTTTCTCTAAATGGTACAATACGTTCAGGTAACAGATGTGTAAGCAACCCCACAATTGGAACTCCGGTGCTGCCGGCAATGGCAAAAGGTGCGCTGTCTGTTCCGACAAACACAGCAGCACTATCCAATAAAAGTTTGGTTTGTTGTAGGGTCAATTGTCCGTGTAGGCTAATGACATTTTTATATTCTTTAATATCATAATCTGGACCTTGCCCTACCACCACAATTTTGCTATTTGGCATGGCCGCAATGATGCCATCGAGTATGCCTTGCCAAATTTCAGGCTTAATGTTTTTGTTTTCCCATGCCCAGCGGCGCATATGAACAACTATGAATTTTTCACCAAGAGTCGAAATAATTTCCTGCATTTTAATCTTATCATGCGGTGCCGGAAATATATCAACAGATTTATTCATTTCCGTTGTGCCAAATACACGGAAAAAATAACTATCGACAAAGTGGTTTTTTGGATTAATTTCGTAGGCGTTGTCTAGATTGTATTCAACGTCCCAAATCATTCCGCCCATCGGTCTAGATGAATGATAAACATGTTTGATATACGGATTATTAGCATACACATCTGTGTATTCCGTTATAACAGAAATCTCACACTCTCCGTTATACTTCTTATACAATTCCCTTGCCACGCCGGTTGTCATAATAACATCACCGATTGATGCACGACGACGAAGCAAAATCTTTGGTTTACTTTCTAAATTCATATTAATCCTTAACAGCGACGCCGTTGGGTGAGATATTACCTTCAACTCCCAATACTTCTTGTTCCAGTACGTGGGCTGGATTTAAAAATTTACCGAGCACATGCTCAATATCAACGTAACCTTTTGCTGAGATACGATCTGAAAAATATTGTATGCCATTTTTATATACTGCAAGTATTTCAGGGACGCGAGCGACCGGCCAACTCCATAGGCGCGACATATATTGGAATGGTTGTTGTGTCATCTCAAATGAAAACTGGCTGGGGCGTTTTGTTCCGATCACAATTTTGTCGAGCACCTCAGGCCGCTCATAAAATTCAGGGTGGAAATTTTCGTTCAACAGGTACCGACCGGACATTTTGTGTATTCGATCTTGCCCATCGAAGATTCCCTTGTCGTGACAGAGACCGATTGCTTTCAGGAAGCAGGTCATTTCCGTGCCATTTTTAACGATGTCCCAATTATTTGTGCTGTTATACAAAGCTACAACGTTTGGGTCTTTGGTTAGGTTAATGACGTATGCTGCCATATCACTAAGTTGTAGTAACTGCTCGTGCTCAATGCCTGCTCCTGAGCATTCCACAATAATGATTTGAGCATCAGGAATTGCCGCCCGAATGCTCAATATTGTGTCACCAGTTTGGTCCAGCCTCTGCTGTGCTGTATAGACACCGAATTTGGTGTTGATCGCACTCGATAATAGAAAGGTATGTTTCATATAGGTATGTTATATTATTCTTTATGGTTAGTCAATTACAACGGTTAGATAAGTACGCGAAATTTAACTGCGAAATAGCATGCAATAAATATGTATAGCTATTTACACATAGTAAATACTCATCAAATAAAAATAGGAACTTTCAATGAAATTTGCAATGGTCACCGCTCATACCTCAAATTATCAGCCGCTTGCCAATTTAACATGGGACCAAAATAAAAAACAGTATTGCGAAAAGTGGGGGTATGATGCCATTGCTAAAACAGATAATTTTAAATATCCAGTAAAACAAATTGGTTTTGAGCGAACTGAATTAATTGTTGAGTTATTGGAATCTGGCAAATACAATTGGATTCATGCAGTGGGTTGTGACACGATGATCACCAATTTCAATATCAAATTAGAATCTTTAGTAGATGATAATTGTCATTTTGTTATTGCGCATGATTGCTATAATATTAATAACGACAGTTTTCTGGCACGGGCCACACCTGAATGCATAAATTGGTTAAAGTATATCGGTAGTGTTCGTGAACAGTATTCGACGCATGCTTGGTTTGATCAACAGGCCATGATTGAAAGTATCGATCAAATAAGACCTTGGCTTAAGATAGTTCCTCAGCGTATAATGAACAGTTACAATTATGATTTGTATCCTGGATTATATCCTCATATATTAAAGAAGGATTCATTCGGAAACGACGGACAATGGGCACCAGGTGATTTTTTAATACACTGGCCGGCGATTGGAGTACCGAATAGAATTATTATGGCACAACAGATGCTCACACAGGTGATTAGATAATGAATGAAATTTTGAAACTCGTAAAAGAGTACATAGACAATAAACAAGCCGCAAAGACTTGGGTGGCCGGAAAAGATTTTGTAAACTACGCCGGTGTCTTTTATGATTCTGATGAATATGTTGCAGGTATTGAAAGTCTGCTTGGCGGGTGGCTTGTTATGGGTGACCAAGGCCTGGCGTTTGAGCGCACATTTCCTCGACAATTCGATAAGAAATATGGCATTTTAACGAACAGTGGCAGCTCAAGCAATCTATTAATGATGTCCAGCTTAACGAGTAAGCGCGGACACAATCTACCAAAAGGCACCAAGGTATTAATTCCGGTTGCTGGGTTTCCGACAACACTAAACCCCACATTGCAGGTTGGATTTGAGCCTATATTTCTAGATATTGAGTTAGATACATTAAATTTAGACTTAACAAAGGCCGCTGAATTAATAGAAGAACACAATATCAAAGTAATTACATTTGCTCACGTGCTAGGTAATCCTCCAAACATGGACGAGCTCATGAGCCTTGTTAAAAAATATGATATGATTTTACTTGAGGATTGCTGCGATGCCCTAGGGTCCACATATGACGGAAAGCCGCTTGGCAGCTTTGGACTAATGGCTTCGTGCAGTTTCTATCCGGCCCACCATATGACCACCGGAGGTGAAGGAGGATTTGTAGCCACCAGCGACACAAATCAAGAATTAATTTTACGATCTCTTAGAGATTGGGGGCGCGGTTGTCACTGTACGGGGCCAGCGCAAAGTCAATCCAAATGCGGGGCATGTGGGACTAGATTTAGTTGCTGGGTTCCGGCAATGCCTGAAGAAATATTTGATCATAAATATGTTTATGATGAAATAGGCTACAATTTAAAACCTACTGAACTACAGGCTGCTCTAGGTATGCAGCAATTATCTAAGTTACCTAAAATTCACGAGCTACGCCGTAGAAACTATCAACTATTATTCAATATATTCGAGCGATACGAAGAATTTTTCCACTTGCCGAGGCCCCAAGCCAAATCAAATCCAAGTTGGTTTGCTTTTCCTTTAACCATACGCGAAGGATCGCCATTTAGCCGTGATGATATTGTAAATTATTTGGAAGAAAACCTAATTCAAACGAGGCCATATTTTGCAGGAAATCTAATGTTGCAACCCGCGTATAGCCATTTAATGGGCCCGGTGCTTGCTAAAACAAAATTTCCTGTTGCCACCCATGTTATGCTCAATTCTTTCTTTTTAGGAACTAGCCCGGTTATTACTCCAGAACAAATAGCATATATAGGCGACAAAGTAGATTCTTTTATGTCATTGATGATATGATACCATTTACTTATTTAATAGGTTGGAGCAATTTAGATCGTTGGTATTATGGCGTTCGATTCTCCAAGAATTGCGATCCCACAGACCTTTGGAAAAGTTATTGGACATCATCAAAAATCGTTAAGGCATTTCGAAAAAAATACGGTGACCCAGACATTATTCAGGTACGAAAACAGTTCCCAAACAATCCACACTTGGCACGGCGTTTCGAGGGTAAAGTGTTACAAAGACTCAAAGTGAAATCAAACACAAAATGGTTGAATAATAACGCATCGCATGCTATT